CTGACGTTCCTGCTGAGTGTCCCACTGCAACGTTGTATGCAGTTGTAGCTGTCGTGAAGTTTTGACCATTTAATGCGCCCTTACCTATAGCGATACTTGCACTGCCCAAGGTATCAGAGCTTAAAGCATTAAACCCAATAGCAACATTGTGGTCTGCGTCCGTTAAAGCGTCCCCTGCTAGACCGCCGATAAGGGTGTTGTAAAGTCCCGTGGTGACTGCTCCACCAGCGCCATAGCCGACAGCGGTATTATAATTGTCTGTCGCAGTGGTAAAGTTTTGAGTTTGTAACGCGCCGCGACCTACCGCTGTAGCTCTACTGCCTTGCGTGTCAGAACTTAAAGCAAGTCTTCCTAAGGCAGTATTAAGCTCACCTGAGGTAATTGCATCTCCAGTCTCTGCTCCGAAAAGCGTGTTGTCCTTGCCCGTAGTTATTGCCGCGCCAACACCATGACCGACTGCCGTGTTAAATGTGTCTGTCGCTGTAGTAAAGTTTTGAGATTGTAACGCACCTAAACCAATGGCTATTGATTTACTTCCCAAGGTATCTGCACTAAGGGCAGATTTGCCTATTGCAACATTCGCATCAGCATCAGTAAGAGCGTCACCTGCTAGACTACCGATCAAAGTGTTGTTGGTTCCTGAAGTTAAGAAAACCCCTGCAATATAACCTACTGCCGTGTTGTTTCCGTCAGCACCTGCATTTAGGGTTTTAAGAGCCTGATAACCAACAGCAGTATTTAACCCATGAGCATCTTCAGTGGCTAAGGCTTGGTAACCCATTGCAACATTAGCGTCACCCGTAGTAATCGCCGTACCCGCTTCATCGCCCACGACCACGTTGTAGTTGCCGCCAGAGGCTATGCTGTTACCTGCGTTGACACCTGCGCGGAAGTTGGAGGTTCCAGAGGTTGATGAAACTAGGTCGCCTGAGTAGGTCACGCTGCCAGTTACGTCAATACCGCTGGAAGTTGTGGCTAGCTTTACTGCTCCTGCAAACCTAAGCTGCGCTGCACCACCGTCTACAAATTTTGCGATGTCATTATTGCTGCTGTCTTTTACGACAACATCTGCGCCTTTAAGGATAAGACTCCCAGTTGCAGTGTCTTCTACATAACTATTAGATCCATCATGATAAATCTGTAGATCAGAACCAGCACCAAAAATCGCTTTAGCGTTGTCTGCAAACGTAGCGTTACCAGCATGTGCAGTTGTAGAAGCAAAATCCACAGCACCATCAATGTCCACGACATCTAGGTTGGTGGTGCCATCAACGTCTAGGTCGCCTGAAACAAACAAGGAGGGAACAGAAAGATCAGTAAACGCATCAACCATAGCGCCGCCTGATCCGGCACCGTCTGAGTAGATAGCTTTGGTCTGGCCGTTGGGCACTGTGACAGTCGCGCCAGAGCCTTGCTTGATGATGATTGAAAATCCGCCGCTTGTGCTATTTTGTATAAGCCAGAGCTTACTAACAGTGTTCGGGCCAATAGTTATGGTGCAAGCAGAATCGAGTGTGCCAGTGTATTTAAGGAAAAGACTCCTACCGGGATCAGTAGAACCATCAGCAATAGTAGTGGTATGAGTATCCGCATTAGTCGTGATTGCTTCTGTGCCAAAACTAAATGCCTCTGCAATTAATTCGAGGTTAGTATTCGTGCTCGCGCCCCACGTACCTGATTCGTCACCAGTGGCGATCTCTTTGAGCCGTAAATCGTTTACATAAGTTGCCATATTAAGCTACCTCTTCCCATTCTGGGGTTTGACTTGCCGATACATCTGACCAACTGGGCGTTTGCGCGGAGTCTATGGTACCCCAGTTTGGTGTTTGTGCATCATCTATTAATCCCCAAACATTTACTGGGGTTATTTCTCCAGTGGCGCTGACTCCAATAGGTGTGACATTAGCTTCTGCTGTAGTCGATACCGTACCGACAGAAGCGGTTGCCGCAACGCCTGTGACACTAACTTTGTTTTCTGTGCGTACTGAGATAGCACCAAGTGCGGACGTTCCCGCAACGCCAGTAGCTGCAACAATCGCCGCTGCATCAGTGGTAACGGAGCCAACCGATCCCGTGCCAGAAACGCCTGTGACAATGATTGTTCCTGACGCATCAACCGTGACCGTACCGACTGCGGACGTACCAACATTGCCTGTGACGCTCGTGCTAGCCGCTGCTGTAACGGTGACAGAACCAACACCGCCCGTGCCTGCGACACCCGTAACGCTTGTATTAGCTGCCGCTGCAACAGTGACAGAGCCAACGGCGCTCGTGCCAGAGACTCCTGTAACCGAGGTGTTTGCCGCTGCGGACGTTGTGACCGAACCAACCGCGCTTGTCCCTGCAACGCCTGTCGTAGTGACGTTTGCATCTGCTGTAACGGTGACTGAACCAACTGAGCCTGTGCCTGCAACGCCTGTGACGCTTGCGTTAGCTGCTGCCGCAACTGTAACGGTGCCAACCGCACTCGTGCCTGCAACGCCTGTGACGCTGGTATTAGCCTCTGCATCAACTGTGACTGTGCCAACTGCCGAGGTGCCTGCGACACCCGTGACAAGAACTGGAGCCTCTTCGCTCCATGCGCCCTCACCCCAAGTGCCTCTACCCCAGCCAGTAACATTCGCCACACGTTAGATCCTATGCGATGCGAATGATCGCGTTGGATGCGTCAGCCGTTGGGAACTGAATAGTAAAATCCCCTGCTGTGCTAGTCTTGTCACCACCGAAGTCAAGCGCACATACCGCTGGATCACCAGAAGCACTGTCATTGAATATGAGTGCTCCTCTTGCCGTCACTGTTGCATTTGAAAATGTCAGGTCGGCAAAGTCTGTCAGTGCTGTAGTACCCGATGTACTGGGGTCAACTCGCGTAAGGGACGCGCCCTTTGCCGTGTAGTTTGTACCCGACACTTCATTTGAAGTTGTGTACGCTGTCGTACCGGCACCTAAGCTCGCAGAACTTGTGTACAAAGCAAGATTAAATGTGCTGCCGCCAGAGTTCTTAAAGTTATGGACTGCTTCCATAAGTTCTTTCTTAAAGCTGGTACACATCGCTGTCGTAATAGCCATTATAGCCTCCTGATTATATTAGCCATTTCACTCTGGCCTTGTTTCTCTAACTCACCAATGAGCGTCGTTCTGTCGCTCTTTATAGCCTCTTTAATGTAGTACAGGGCTGTTGCCCTGACCGCCTCTTTGAACGCCTCTGCTTGCTCTGCGATGGCTGGGTGACAATTCCCTCCAACACTTACAACTCTATCTGAAATAGATTGCGCCCAAAATTCTGGATCGTGACCTTTATTGTCAGTAGTGGCTACGGAAACTGCGCCTATTTCACCAAAAAACATACTACGTAACTGCCTGACTGTATTGACCTTCTCTATACGTATCCCCACGCAACTTGCCATCACCTAGAGACTTCAACAGCGTTAGAGATTGACCAAACATCTTGTCGTATATAGCAACTAAATCAGGCTCACCTTTCATAAACCGTATAGCTTCAACCAATGAACCGTTCAACAACGCAGAGTCAAAGTTCTCTCCAAGCCACGGTAGTGTACTAGCAGTAACAATCGACTCTGGGTAATACCCATAGTGCAACTCTACGGTTAAGTTCGCATTCGGCGTAGGCCCAAGGATAAATGTCTCATCGTTGAAGTTAGCGTAGTGTTTAGGAACACCTGTAGATGTAGGCGTGGGGTACGCCTCACGAATAAAGTTGACATCTTTATTCAGCAAAAAATCAAACGACCCATCAGCGTTAACCACCGCCAAGCTGTACGTGTACAAATAATCAGAAGGCACGGTTAGGTATTTGTTACCCGATGTTATCGTGCCAGACACATTTTTTCTTAACGACGGGAGCTGAACAGTGTTGTATATAAACTGTTCTGCCTGCTGTACAAACATAGCAAGCTCATCACTCGTGAATGTAGTTTCACAAATGTCTTGTATGTTTGCCGTCAACTGCGAGTAGGTCATACTCATAATTTATGCCATAGGCCCGCGAGCCATAGTTCCTTTTGTAGCTGCACCCGTACCACGGATCTTTATTCCTGTGGTTTTCACGTTCTTCATGTCCGTCTTAGGAGCATTTTTTACCGGCTTTACTGTGCTCGTATTTTTCATAAGATCACCTAAGTTGTCGTTACCGTTACTGTACCTACTTCCCCTGTAGCAACAAGGTTATTAGGCGTTAAATTAAATGGGTCATTGCCCGCCCCTACAGGGTTCCACCCCCACTGTATCTGCCTGCTGCTGGTGCTTCCTGCCTCTCCAAGACTTTTATCAGGTCTTGGGTCACGTATAGCTTGTGGGTCATTAACAGGGAACTCGCCCAATTTTAGTTGTGGGTGGTCAGGACTCCAACACTCAGGACACGCCTTTAAGTTAGTATCGCGCCCTTTACGTACTAAGTTCTTTAACTCACGTAACTTATACTGGAACCCACAGATGTCGCATTCTGCAAGAGCTTTCCGTGCTGAAGCAAAACGATTAGACATAACTTATTTTAGGCACAAAGCGAGCCGGTGTTTTTACACGGTCTTCGTCAGCCGCCAACCTAAACTGCTCTTCATACATGTCTTTCAACATAGGTATACGAGGCGCTAAGTCTGGGTCTTTCATAGATATGTAGTACGCCAGCCCCGCAACAAGACAGGGTAAGAACCTAAAGTTCATGTCAGCGGTCTCTACCCCACTGCCCGCGTCCTGTATCCTACGCATACGGTAGTATTTGAAGATGTAGGTGTCGTTTTTGTCTGGAACAGGCCACACGTTTATGGTCGGGTTATCGCGCAGGCGCTCTATCCAAACTTGAATCGGCCTACCTTGAGTCAACTTATTCGGTATTGACGCATAGGTGCTAACACTAATGCGGCTTATGGTTAGGTCAGACTGTGTATTCTGATCGCCACTGTTAGTGCGTATAACTTGTTCTAGCAGATCAATCGTATCAGCGGGCAGATTGTACTCTGACGTGCCCTTGACCAACGACACAGTGCCCTCGTCAATAGT